ACTCAATTGAGTACACAATGTATACTCGTGTTGGCGTCCAGATCGAACAAGCAGATGCTTGGGTTGTCGTAAAGAACGTTAAGGTTGCTTCTTAATTAATTAAGAATTAGCCCCAGAAAGGCCCCCAATTAATTTTGGGGGCTTTTCATTTTAATTTAACAATGCTATAATTGAAGAACCTAACAAAGGAGAATATATGTCATTTGAGACATTGAAAGTAGCAGAACTCAGAAAAGTTGCAGAGGACTTTGCAGTTGACACTGATGGACTAAAGAATAAGGCCGATATTGTTGCCGCTCTTACCGAAGAGGGAGTAACTTGGTCTGTTTACCAAAAGACTATTAAGGATATTGAAAAGGCGGCAGACGAATTCAGCGAAGACGCAGAAGAGATTCTTCCAAGATTTAATCCTGATGCTCAGCCAGAAAATACATTGCTAGTCAGAATGACTAGAGAGAATTACAGATATGATATTCTTAACTATACATTTACAAAAGAGCATCCTTTTGTCGCAATGACATCAGAAGACGCTCAAGAAATTTTTGACAAGGAGGAGGGTTTCCGCTTAGCAACTCCAAAGGAAGTTCAGGAGTACTACGCTTAACCTTTATTAAATGGAAATTCTAGTAGGTTCAAATTCACCAGTAACACATAAAGTGTTTTGGCAGGGGCAGCTAACTGATTCAGATAGCCTTCCAACTGTTCGATTGTATGATATTACAGAAGATCCAGCAATATCTCCAGCAATTAATCCTGCTACGATACTTGCAACGTTAACGCCTGTCAAATCAGAAGCAGATGCTGGAACATATATTGTATATATTCCTTTAACATATACAGATAGACAAAGACAATTAAAATTAAGCTGGACATATACAGTAGGCGGAGTATCTACACAAAAAGATAATAAAATATTTGTGCAGACACCATATACGGATATGACACAGGTAATTGATTCTTTAGGGTTGGGGTCTGATTATTCAGATCCTAATTCTAAATCATATGCTGAATTATGTAATGCTGAGAAGTATGCAAGAAAACTTATTGAAGCATATACGAAGCAGCAATTCTTTTTATATGACGATATTCAAATTGCTTATGGTTCAGGCTCTGATGTTTTGCCCCTCCCATATAAAATAACAACTTTATATAAGTTATATCAAAACGATATACTCCTTTTAGATACAATTAATTCAATAAACAACTGGAACTATAATACAATTATTTCGGAAAGCGGATTTGGGATAAGAGTTAATAGAGCTAACATGTTAGATAATACTGTTTATACGGCAAATGGCATGGTTCCCCCAACAATTAATGATACATGGAATGGATCTTTTAATACAAGATCAACATACCGCGTTCAAGGCAAATTTGGATGGAAAGACATTCCAGATGAAATTGATCTTGCATGCATTGAATTAATGAAAGATTATTTTTCAAAAGATAAAATTTGGCGCAATAAATATATTAAAAATATTAAAACATTTGACTGGGAGTTCGAGTATAATTCTGGTACATATTCAGGAACTGGTAATCTATACGCAGATCAACTACTTCTTCCATATGTTATCAATCAAATGGTTGTTATCTAATGTATGATCTTGCCGACTCTATCATGCCTTTGTTTGCTGATATATATAAACAATTTGATATACAAGATCCAGATACGGGTTCAATAAAAAAACAATGGCAGTTTGATAGAACAGTGCCTTGCAGCGCAAAAGGTATTATAACTAACTCTGCTTCTTCAAGGTCTGGCGATAAGCAAATTATTTCTAATAAATATACTAACTATCAAAGCCTAGAAATTAGAACATCAGAAAAATTAACATTACGAGAAAAGATTACAAATATCAGAGATGCCGAAGGAACTGTTATTTGGGAAGAATTAAATTTTCCTACTAACACGCCTACGGTTTATGAGCTAATGGGAACCACTCCAATCACAGACCCATTTGGTGGCGTAATTGCATATAACTCTTCTGTGAAGAGATCGGAAAATCAAACAATTGGACAATAGCTCATTATTAGTTACAGCAGCCAGCGGTCTACAAAAGAACATGGCTGGAACTAAGGGTACCATTTTAAAAGACAGCACAGTTGCTCAAATATCAGCAGCGATATATTATCATGCTCAAGTAGTATCTAAACTAACTACAAATAAAGCATTTGAAAAAAAATTTCAATCAGTAATATTTAAACAAATTGAGCAGGACTTTGGGCTATATGTAGACTCTCAAGCAAGAATGAATCCTAAATCTTTACACCACATGTATGAGTGGAAAAAAACAGGAAATAAGGGATCTAGATTATTTGATTTAAATATATTATCTACAGATGGACTTTCATTTAAAATTACATCTAAATTTAAACCATCTAAATCAGCTGTTCCAAATAATTTTGGTAAGAGAAGACATGTATTTATTAATAAAGCATCTGTGATAGAAGCTGGAATGCCTCTAGTAATCCGTCCTAAGTCCGCAGAGCGTTTAGTATTTGAAACTAGTACTGGAGTAGTGTATATGCCTAAAGGAGCCTCTGTGACCGTTACAAGGCCTGGCGGAGGTAAAGCAACAGGAAGATTCCAAATAGCCTATGCACAATTCTTTACAGGCAATCTAGTAAATGGAGCAATTAAAAGATCTGGCTTCCAACAAATATTTAATTCATCACTAACTAAAGCAATGAGAGTTCCAGCAGATGTTAGAAAGGTTAAATATTCATTTAACGCAAATACATTAAATATGCAGGCAGAGTCAGCAGTTTCTGCAGCATTTGGAGGTGCAGTATGACAGATTATAAAGCAGACATAATGCTTGATTTAAGAAAGTACCTTTGGGCTCAATTAAAGTCTAATAGTATTTTTACTGCCACCGATTATTATTCAGATAATATTGGACAAGAAATTGTTCCAATTATTCCCGTCCAGCAATCTCCAGAAATGAATCAATTTTTGAGCGGGAAGAAGCACATAGTATATGACAAGATAGGCCTATCATATGAAGACAACTGGGCTATATGCTGTGAGCAGATTTTGTTTACTATATATTCAACAGATGTTTCAGAAATCAATGAGATTAGAAACTTAATGACAGACATATTCAGGAGAATGGATGATTCGGCAAGGGATGCAAATGCTTATTCTGGCATATCTCGGAAGTTTAAATTCTTTAGTATATTTGTTGCCGATATATCTCCAACAGCTCCATCTGAAGAATTGGCAGGGTTCTTATCCTCAGATGTGATACTTGAGGTCAAATACGCAAGACACCTAGACACGACTGGCAGATTCGCTTAATTTGCCTTTGGGCGCATTATACTCTATTATTATACATAGAGGGAAGGGCCTAGCCAGCCAAGATTTAATGATTTACAACAATATATATATATTTTTATAAATAGGAGGAAAATAACTATGGCACAATCCGTAGGTAATGCTAAAAATATTCTAGTTGGCGCATCTCCATTGTTCTTGTCGAACGTTGACATTAACGATGCAGATTATATCGCTAACGCAGAAGCAGGCGTTGCAATTGCATCAGGTGCAAATACAGTAGGAGTTCCAGCTTTTGCAACTGGAGTTTCATACGTAAACACACTTAATGCTGTAAACCAATCAGCAGGACTATTTGGATACCGTAACGTTGGTTTCACCAACAATGGTCTTCAAATTACATACAACCCAACATATGATTCAGTAACCGTTGATCAGTTACTTGATACAGCTAAGCTGTTCAAGTCTGCAATGGAAGTTATGATCGCAACAGAAATGTCAGAAGGTACTTTGGAAAACATTGTAACCGTATTTGGACAGAATGCGTCATCACTATCAACAACAGGAACTGGCGCAACAAAGGTTGATACACTCAAGATTGAGGCAGGTGCTCTAGGAGCAGCCCCAACAGAGCGTCAATTAATTGCAGTTGGACAAGCTCCAACAGCAGGATCAACATCGTCAGAGCGTGTATATTATGCACGTCGTGTTTTGTCTGTACAACAGTCACAGCACTCTCTTGCACGTACTACTCCAACCACATTTCCAGTGACATTCCGTCTTCTACCAGATGCTAACTACTCTGGCTCAGAATACGGCAAGATCATTGACCGTGTACTAGTAGCATAATAAATTTAATTTATTAACGAGAACCCCCAGGAAACTGGGGGTTTTCCGTTTGTATAGATAATATCTATATGTTATAATAATTAAGACTAGATCCTAGGAGGATTAAATTGGCAACAACAGTATATAGCGTAGAACAAGTAACGCTTCAAAATGGCTCAACAGTTAACCTGAAGCCACTAAGCATCAAAGAACTAAGAAAATTCATGCTCGTACTACAAGGAGCAAGCGAATCGACTACAGAAGCACAGACACTTAATGTGTTAATTGATGCAGTAGCAGTAGCACTTGAAAAACAACTACCAGAATTGGTAGCC